AAATGTTTTTTATAAACAAATAATGTTTACATTTGCGTATAACAATTTAAAAAACAAACAAAATGGACAAACTACAAATTTTATTCAAATTAGAAACTTGCATTTCTATTTTAGAAACAACAGACAATGTTTATGTACGTAAACAATTAGAATTAATTGCTGAAGCATTAGTAAAAGATTGGAATGAATCAGATGCTTATGCACAACAGATTAGAGAAGTATTAAATTACGATGAAACAATGAGTAATTTAAATAACATAAGAATATGACACCAAAAGATAAAGCAAGAGAATTAATAGGTAAATTTTATGTAAATATTCCTTTAAGAGATTGTGATAATAGAAGAGCACATAAGTTAGCCTTAATAGCAGTTGAAGAAATGCTTGGAGAATACCAATCAATGTCAGATATGGAAAGTATATTAGTAATAAATAATAAACCTACATTTGTAGTTCATCAATTGGTTTATTGGATGGAAGTTAAACAAAACATAGAAAAATTATGAATGAAGCTGCATACTTTACAATCCAATCTAAAGTACAGGTATTAGATAGAGAATTATTTAAATACCTTGGGGAACTAATGTCAGGACAAAGTTTAACATCTGATGACCATTTAAAGATAATGATTGATAGTACAGAAAGAGAATTAGCAACATACGATTACATACTAAAACTAATAATAAACAATGGAAACAAAAATTAAAACATTCGACAACAAGATTTGGGATAAGCAAGAACTAATAGACAATATGTATGATGATACATTCTATTACGGTTATCTTGGTAAACAGGCTTTAAGTAGTTCAAGTCTTAAAATGGTACTATCAAGTCCTAAAACGTATAAGTACGTTACAAAGTACGGACAAAGTGAAACACAACCTTTAAGAGATGGTAAACTATTCCACACAATGATTTTAGAACCACATAAGATTGATGAATTAACTATTGTAGATGTAGCAACTAAAGCAGGAAAAGCATACAAAGAAGCAAAAGCAGAAGGTAAAGAAGTTTACACCACAAATGAGATTAAAGCTGCTGAAAGATTAGCTGATGCAATTTTAAGAAACGATGAAGCAGTACATTATATGTCTAAAGCACAATTTGAGATTCCAGAAATAGCAATGATAAATGGAATACCATTTAGAGCAAAAGCAGATATATTAAAAGACAATATGATTGTAGATTTAAAAACTACTACAGGTTTAAATGAATTTAGATATTCAGCAGATAAATACTCTTATGATTTACAAGCATATCTTTACAGGGAAATGTTTAACGTAGATGAATTTGTATTTGTATGTATTGACAAAGGAAGTTTAGACATTGGAATATTTGAATGTTCAGATGAATTTTATGAGAAAGGAAAACGTAAACTTGAACAAGGAATAGATAATTATAAATACTTCTTTGGAGAAGATAGCGATGTAGATTTGAATCAATATGTATTAAGAGGAGTATTATGACACCAAAAGAAAAAGCAAAAGAATTAGTAGATAAGTTTCAGCTTCAATACAATCCATATTACAATAATATATATAGTGCTAAACAATGTGCATTAATAGCAGTTGATGAGATATTAGATTTGAATTTAGGTTTATCTAATTGTGATGATAATAATTGGGCTATTGAAAAATTTTATACAGAAGTTAAACAAGAAATAGATAAGCTATGAAAGTAACAGATAAAATAACAATAACAAACGAAGATAATATGTTATTGATGGCCAGATATCCTGATAACTATTTTGACTTGGCTATTGTAGACCCGCCTTATGGAATTGGAATGGATGGAGGTAGTATTGGAAAAGGAAAAAAACTAACAAAAAAAAATTGGGATAATAAAACCCCTAATAAAGAATATTTTGATGAATTATTTAGAGTTAGTAAAAATCAAATTATTTGGGGTGGCAATTATTTTATATTACCATTAACTAAAAGTTGGATTTATTGGGATAAGATGCAAGATGGATTTGCAGAAACATTTAGTTCAGGAGAGTTAGCTTGGTCAAGTTTTAATTTACCTATGAAGCAAATAAGATATAAATATCAAGGTAATTATGAAGGGTATGAAAATTCAATAACAACTAAATCAAGTAAACCACATCTTTTAAAAATACATCCAACACAAAAACCTGCAGCACTTTACAAATGGATTTTAGACAAATACGCAAAGCAAGGAGACAAAATACTCGACACGCATTTAGGTTCTGGCAGTATTGCAATAGCTTGCCACGACTACAAATATGAATTAACTGCTTGTGAACTTGACAAAGAGTATTACGATAAAGCAATACAAAGAATAACAAACCATACCAATCAACAAAAACTATTTTAAATGGAAATAACAGAAAGATTAAAAGAAATAATATTAAAAGAAACTGATATAGATGTTTCTAAAAATAGTAGAAAGCATAATATAATAGAAGCAAGAGCATTATACTTTTATTTGATAAAACACTTTAAACCTAAAATGACATTACAAGAAATAGCTGATTCAGTAAATAAGAATCACGCAACAGTAATACATTCACTAAATAACTATTCTATGTACGAAAAGTTTAATGATGAATTAAGATATTTAAAAAACACAATCATAAATCAAATGGAAGAAGAAAACGTTTTAAATACAGAAGATAACAATCAGTTAAAGTTAGAACTTAAAAAAAGAACTTTAAAAATATCAGAACTGCAAATTAAATTAGAGGAAAGTAATTTAAGAATAGAACAAATGGAAAAAGCAAGATACGAATACAAAATAATAGAACAGTTAACCAACCTTCTTAATGAAACAAAAGGAACAGAACATCAAGAAGTAATGATACTACGCTTACAAGCTATCTACGATATGAATATGAAAGTAATAGAACATAATAAAAACAATTAAGATGCCAGATATAACAATGTGTTCAGGAAACAACTGTGAATTATCTTCTATATGTTATAGATATAAAGCAGAACCAAGTAAGTTTAGACAATCATATTTTGTTAAACCACCAAATGAAGGATTAGAATGTGAATACTTCTGGGAATATAAAACTGATGAAGATGACAACTAAAGAAAAGTTACAACAAATAGCTGATGAATATGCTATTGAATTTGCTCACTGGTTATTTGAAGATATGGAAATAACAAAAGTAGAAAAACTATTAAAATTATTTAAACAGTACAACAAAATGAATCTACCAAAAGAATTATGAAATATATATTAATATTATTAGATTATGAATTCATCAAGGACAAAATCAAGGACAAAATGTCCTCGATAAGTAAATATTAAAGAATGACAAGAATGAAATATATATTAGTGTTATTAGCTTATGAATTTATAAGGTCAAAGTTGATTTGGCTATGGTATTATTTAATTAAAAAAGGAACAGAATGAAACCAATACATAAATTTAATAATGGTAAAGGTGCTACATTATGTCATTGGTGTAGTAAGATTATAAATACTGGATTTACTGATGGTTTATACTGCAATGATATATGCGAATTTTGGCATAATTCTATTTCAAAAGAATATCATAATAAAATTGATGAGCAATTTAAACAGATAAAAGAAAGAGCAAATAATTTAATGAGATTGAAAAAAGGATTTAAAGATAAACAATAATAGATTTTATTTATTTTTAAATCAATAATGATATTATTTGATTATGGAAGATAAAAGAAAATACAACGGTGGTAATAAAAGTGCAGGACGTAAATCAAAAGCAGAAGAAGTAAAGTTAATTGAGAAACTTGGAGCATTAGAACCATTAGCATTTATGGCATTAGAAAAAGGATTAGAGAATGGAGACTTTAAATTCACACAATTATTCTATAACTATTATGCAGGTAAACCAAGAGAAACAAAAGACATTACAGTAACAAATGAGCAACCTATCTTTAACATCAATTTTGATGACATTTAAGACATTATTATATGGAGTTTGTATTAACTACTGCAATAAGAAAGTTATCACGTTTAAAGCAACGTATTAAAGTTATTAGAGGAGGTACTTCAGCAGGTAAAACTTTTGGAATACTTCCTTTATTAATTGATAAAGCAATAAAAGAACCAATGCTTGAAATAAGTGTTGTATCTGAATCTATACCACATTTGCGTAGAGGTGCTTTAAAAGACTTCTTAAAGATTATAATGGCTTTAGGTAGGTATAATGATGACCAGTTTAATAAATCTACTTTAAAATACACATTTGCTAATGGTAGTTATATTGAATTCTTTAGTGTAGACCAACCTGACAAGTTAAGAGGTGCAAGGCGTAACATATTATACGTTAATGAATGTAACAATATAGACTTTGAAAGCTATTACCAAATGGCAATTAGAACATCAGGTGATATATGGCTAGATTACAATCCTGCTTCTGCATTTTGGGTTGATAAAGAAATACTAACTCAAGATAATATAGACTTTATTACATTAACTTATTTAGACAATGAAGCATTAAGTGATACTATTATAAAAGAAATAGAATCAGCAAAAGTAAAAGCATTAACATCTACATATTGGGCTAATTGGTGGCAAGTATATGGACTTGGACAAACAGGTAGTTTAGAAGGTGTATGTATTACAGATTGGAATGAAATAGATTTACCAACAGAAGCAAGAATATTGTGTTACGGAATGGATTTTGGTTACAGTAATGACCCTACAAGTTTAGTTGCTATGTATAAATACAACGATGCTTATATATTTGATGAGGTAATATACAAGAAAGGATTATTGAATAGTGAAATATCTAATCTATTAAAAGCAAATGAAGTAAATGATATTGTTTATGCTGATAGTGCTGAACCTAAATCAATAGCTGAATTGAATAGTTATGGACATAATGTATTACCAGTATCAAAAGGAAAAGATAGTATCTTATTTGGCTTAAATTTAATCAATCAAAACAAAATATATATCACATCAAGAAGTAAGAATCTAATAAACGAATTAAGAAACTATATCTGGATGGTAGATAAAACAGGAGTAAAAATGAATAAACCAATAGATGCTTATAATCACGCAATAGATGCAATGCGTTATGCAGCAACATCACATTTAGAGAATCCAAACAAAGGAACTTACTTTATATACTAATATTGTCGCACATTTATCCTATATTTGCGACAAGTAAACGAAACAAAATACTTGTCAAATGAGCTACGGTGAAATAATTGCAGTAATACAATGTTATATACATCACGTTAAAGATATACAAGTGGTTATTAATTTGCCAAGAAATATAGGTGAGATTAGAAAGATGCAGGAAATGTATAAGACTGCAAGTGCTTACCTTTTGCAGTAGGATAACACTTAAAATTAGGGTTTATCTTTACATCAAAGGTAATGTTAAATAAAAGTTAAAGTAAAATATAAATAACAAAAAGTATTATATTTGTAAAATATATTTAATCTTAAAACAAACACTATGAAACAATACGAAGTTAAAGGATGGTACAGATATGCCGACAATGAGAAAGATTATGAGTATGCTAATATAATAGCAGAAAACGAACAGACGGTAATTACATTATTCAGAGATATGTTTAAACAAAGATTCTTTGCAATAGATATAAAGGAAGTTTAATTAAGGTTAGTTAATAGTTGAAAGGAGCAATCAGAAATGGTTGCTTTTTTTTGTTTAATACAATTATGACTTTATTTTATTATTATAAAAAAATAAACAAATGAAGTTAGAAATAACAATACCAACTAAATTAAGTGAAATAAAACTTTCACAATATCAGGCTTTTTTAAAGATAGCTAAAGACAATGAAGATACAGAATTTCTGCATCAAAAGATGGTACAGATATTTTGTGGAATAGATTTAAAAGAAGTTGCACAGATTAAATATAAAGATGTAAATGATATAACTACATCTATTGGAAATATGTTTAACCAGAATCATTCTTTTATACCTACGTTTAAAATGGGTGGTACTGAATTTGGTTTTATTCCTAATTTAGATGAAATGACATTTGGAGAATATACTGATTTAGATACGTATATTACTGATTGGGATGAGATACATAAAGCAATGGCAGTATTGTATAGACCAATTAAAAAGAAAGGTTTAAATGGGACATATGAGATTGAAGATTACAATGGAAGTATAACTTATGCAGAGGTTATGAAGTTTGCTCCACTTGATGTTTGTTTAGGTGCAACGGTTTTTTTTTACAAAACCATTTGAGGCAGGATATAAAAAATATATAGATGTAGATTTATTAAAAGCATTTGGTCAAGATGTTGAAACGATGGTAGATTATAATTTAAAAGATATAAAATGAACATAGTAAAAATTTATAAAGGAGAAGATGAAATTCCTACGTTTGTAATAGAGTCACAAAATATAATAGATTCAAGTCAATACGTAATTTTATGGGATTGCAAAGAAGAGATTTATATAGATGAAGAATTGATTGACACAATATACCATACAATATGAAAGTAGTAAAAGTAAGAAGTCCGTTTATAATTGAAGTAAATGAAACTTTACAAATAGGAAGTAAAATAGAGTTATCTATATGGAATGGAAGTTCTTATCCTACATCAGGAACAGGGTTTTATTCTTTATCAAAATCAATACCAAGTGCAATACAAACAAGCAATACTTATAATATTTCAAATTATGTTAAAGAGTTTATAGATAATATAAAGCCAACAAAAGTAAGCGGAATACTAACTACTTATGAAGATAATAATGAATGGGTAAAATTTCAAGTTAAAAGATATAAATTAGTTGGAACTACTTATACTTTATTAGATACAATACAATATGTAGGTGTAAATGGATTTAATAATTATAGTGATGGTGCTAATAGTATAATAGATAATTATAGTAGTGGTATTTTATCTAATGGATTAATAAAGAAAAATATATTAAAAACATCATCAACATCAAAAGGATATGTTAATTATATAGTTGATATACCATCAGGTGGTAAAGTAGAAGTAACATATTTTAATTTAGCTCAAACTTTAAGTGTTACAGAAAATATTACAGGATTAACAGGTATTTATAATTTAAAAATATTATTAACTCAATATCCAAATAATGTAAATTTTGCAGATGGTTGTGCAGTAGGAATATCATTAAAAAATAGTTCAAATGTTTTATTACAATATTCAGGATTTGATGTTTTATCTGTTGAAGAATGTAAATATACACCTGTTGAATGTACATTTATAAATAGATATGGTGGTTGGGAATTTTTAACATTCTTTAAACAACAAACTAATACAGTTTCAGTAAAAGGAACAGATTATAAATTAATGCCAAGTGCAGTAAACTATAACACATCTAAAGGACAAGTAAAATCATTTAACATAAATGGAACACAAACTGTAAAATTAAATACAGGATTTGTTGATGAAAATTATTCAGAATTGATAACTGATTTGTTATTATCTGAAACTGTTTTATTAGATGGTAAACCTGTAACTGTAAAAACACAAGGAAGCGATTTAAAGACAAGTTTAAAAGATAGATTGATAAACTATGAAATAGATTTTGAATACGCTTATAACCTTATAAATGATGTTGTATGATAGTAGTAGGAATATATATTAAAGATTCAGTTACATTAGAATACAATAGAGTAGAATTATTTTCAGATGAGAAAATATCTGTTAATAGTTCCATTCAAAATGTAAATGATATAAGTAAAACTTATACTGATTTTTCACAGACATTTGTAGTTCCTGCATCAAAACAAAATAATAAAATATTCAGACATTGGTACGAAAATTCAAATGATAACGGATTTAGTACATTAGTTAAAGCTGATGCTTATATTGAAATAGACACAATACCATTTAGAAGTGGTAAGATACAATTAGAAAGTGCTAATGTAAAAGATGGACAACCGCAAGATTATAGCATTACATTTATTGGAGCATTAGGTAGTTTAAAAGATAAATTTAATGGATTATATTTAAAAGATTTAACTGATACTACTTATGATTTTGCTTATAGTGCTACTTTAGTAAAAGATAAAATTGTTACAACTGCTACAAGTTCTGATATTATGTTCCCATTAATATCTTCAAATAGATATTGGAATTATGGTGCAACAGGTGTAAATGATATTAGTTTAACTACAAGTCCAATAAGATATAATGAGTTGTTTCCTGCTATAAGATTAAAGCCTGTTTTAAATATGATTGAAAATAGATTTTTAATTAATTTTGATGGTTCGTTTTTAAGTGATTCAAGGTTTACAAGTGCTTATTTATGGTTAAAAAATGCAGATGAATTTAAAACTTTAGCTAAAATTGATTTTACTACAAAAGGAAATTTAGAAAGTGTTAGTGGCGTAACAGTAGATTTAACAGATAATTCGTATACTCGAACAACAACTACCACGAGTAGAATTACTATTATCCCACAGGCTGGATTTACAAATGTACCTTACACTTGGAAATTATATGAAAATGATGTTTATAAGTTATCTAAAGTTGTAACTAATGGGGGAACATTTGTTAGAGAATACAATAATTCAGCTTTTACAAAAGAGTCTTTTTATATAGAAACAAATCAATCTTTTCAATTTATTTATAAAATTGAACTTAAACCATTTAACGCAAGTACATACAATGCTTCTGCAACTATGAATGTGCAAACAATTACATCAAATATTTCTGTTATGTCATATATGCCTGAAATTAAAATAGAAGATTTTTTTAGTGGTTTACTAAAAATGTTTAATTTAACTTGCTATTCAAGTGATGGAATAAATTATACAGTTGAGCAATTAGAAGATTATTATACTGCAGGAACTACAAGAGATATTACAAAATATATTAAGTCAGATAACACAACTTTAAACAGAGTAAAAACTTATAAAAAGATAAACTTTGAATATGAAAAATCAGAATCATTAGTTAATGTTGGATTTAATTCTGCTAATGGAATTGAATATGGCTCTTTATTTTATAATACAAATAATGATGGTGATGAATATAACATAAAATTACCATTTGAAGATTTAAACTTTAGTAATTTATCAGAACTTTTACAGGTAGGATATTGTTTAAAAACTGATGGAATTACAAAGTACATTCCAAAGCCTGTTATTTTATATGATTATAATCCAACTGCATTAACTACTTTAACTGCTGCAGCTGATT